GCTGTAATTTATGGTCAATATAGATCAATGATATTAGAGGATGAAAATGCAGTCTTTCTTACAGGGGTAGGAACAACCGGAAAAGCAACCCCATGTGGTGAAGATATTATTAGTAGTACTGCAGTTGAAATGGAAGATTTTTGGGTAATATCACCTGATAGAGCAAGATATAAGCAAAACCTATTCCCAGGAACATTTAATCTTAAACTGGGTGATGGATCCGGAAATTTTTTAGAATTAACAGACAATTCAAATGATACTTCAGTCCAAACTTTTTTAGGTTCTTCTAGAGTATATCAAATTGTATCAGGATCCAATGGATCAGGAATTACAGGAGGAGGATATACACCAGATTCTGGATCTTATGGTTTATTTTTCCCTGATGTAGCAACAATATTACTAAACCCAGAAGCAATAAATTACACCTTAGGTGTAAATAGTGATAAAACACAAAATGCATCAAATGATGTAAATTATACTATACTGTATAGTGCTATATCTCAAGGAACAAATTTCCAATTAAACTCAGAAGAAACTATTACATCAGATTACATATTTGTCAGATCTAGAAATGCTGAATTTAATTATTCTGAAAATCCTTCATTTATATCAGGATCTACAGGTGAAGTTATTTTTGATACTTTTATCAATAACCCCCAAGTATACCCAACAACAGTAGGGTTATACAATGATGCAAATGAATTAATGGCAGTAGCAAAACTTTCAAAACCATTACTTAAAGATTTTACAAAAGAATCATTAGTAAGAGTTAAATTAGATTTCTAGGATGAATGAGTGTTTACAAGTCATTAACCACATCGGATGTTATAGTAACCCCATTTAAAGTAAATAAAAGTTTTACTTTTGAGGGTAGTGGGAGCAACTCATTTAATTTACCAAACGTAAGCATAGATAGATATTTTGGAAAAAATTTATCTTCCACACCTTGGATATCAGGATCTAACTCAACAGGCCAGATAGATACATTAAACGAAGAATTAGTATATAATTCAATTAAACAATTATACTATTCAAATTATTTAAGCGGTTCAAATGGCTCCCCGGCTGTATTACCTCAATTTAATGTAGATGGTACCATTACAAGTACAAGTGGTTCTTACCAACCCATGTACGATAATTACTTACCTGATACATTATTAGCAAATAGACTATTCCCTACAGCTTTAAATGATAGAATAGGAGTTATCTCTATCCCATCAGATTTATTTGGGGAATATATAAAACCCGGAACTTTTGAATTAACATACACAGGTTCATTTACTTCAGGAACTATAACCGATGATGAAAATGGAAATCTACTTTCAAATAACAGTAAAGTAGGAGACATAATATATCAGCATGGTATGGTTATACTTACTTCTTTTGGAACATCTATTACAGGAAGTAAATATGGTCCAGGTTTAAATTTAGGGTATGGTTTTTCTCAATATAGTACTAATGGTGCTGAAGAATTAAATGAAATAATTACATCAGATGATATACAAATAGATTTCCAAAGTACAATGACTATATATGAATCACAGTATAAATGTACTTATAACCCAAATGAATTTGTTTATTCTCAAAACCCATCCATCATATCAGGAAGTTGTGACAATAAAGAAGGTAAATTATATGATTTTGCTACAGGATCATATTTTGAACCATACATAACAACAGTAGGATTATATAACAATTCAAACCAATTAGTAGCAGTAGGAAAATTATCCCAACCTCTACAAAGTTCTAATGTTACTGATACTACTGTATTAGTTAACCTAGACCTATAATATTTATAAACATGGCAAAAACATTATCAAAAGCAGGCATATTAACAGGAGCTGACATTTTAGCAGGTCATGTAACACAATCTGTAGATGCTTTAACAGGAATAGAAGCATACGATATAACAATATCTGGATCTACAACTATAAGTGGTTCATTAAACATAACCCCAACCCAAGCCAGTAGTGGAATTAATGTATTAACTGTTGATAGTACTGGGAAAATATTTAAAACAGGTTCTTATAGTGCTGGAGGGGGAGGTCCAACACCAAATTTACAAGAAGTAACAGATCAAGGCAATACAACTACTAATGATATTAAAATAACAGGATCTTTATACCAATCAGGATCTCTTGCATACTTTCAACCAGATGAATTTGCTGTAGATGCTTTAGGTGATACTGTTCTTTCTGTTGGGCAATCAAATACACAAAATGTTAAAATAGGAATATCTACAACTAGTACAGAAGTTAGAAGTCCTCTTACAGCATCCATTATTAGTGCAAGTGGAGATATCCAAGCATTATCTTTTACAGGTGTAGCAGGTACTACAAACAATTTAACATCTTCATATGCTATAACAGCATCACATGCTTTAAATGGTGGTGGTGGTGGAGCTACTTTCCCATTTACAGGATCAGCATTAATAACAGGTTCATTAGGAGTTACAGGATCAATTTCAAACACTCAAGGAAATAATAAAATTACTTTAATAGATGGAGTTATAGATATATCTACACCAACAAACCATTTATATATAGGTGCTGGTGGTGAGTTAACCCAATCATATAGTTCAGGACAGGATAATGTAGCAATTGGTTTAAGAGCAGGGTTTACAACTATTCCTGACCCAGGAACAAAAAACACCTTTATAGGAAACACGGCAGGACAATATAATACAAACACCCCTCAAGCAAATGTTGGTATAGGACATTCAGCTTTATCTAATATCCAGGGAGATAATAATATTGGTATTGGTGTTAGTGGGGTATTAGGTAATGGAGTTTCAGGGGGTAATAATATTGGTATTGGTAGAGCTTCTTTATATGGAATAGCATCTGGAGAACATAACATTAGTATAGGAGATGGAATAGCTGCTTTTAGTGGTATGGATTACCAATTAAAAATAGGTGATGGAAGTATAATAGCCATATCAGCCTCACTTACAACAGGAGATATTATATTCCCAAGTACAGCATCATCAGACTATTTTGTGGGTGATGGTTCACAATTAACGAATCTACCAGCATCATCAGTTTCTACAGCTTCATACACTTCAATTTGGAGTTTAGGAGCAGTAAGTTCCGACCATTATACATTTACAGGCCCAGGTTTAACAGGAGCAGAAAATGACCCAGACATATACTTAACAAGAGGAGAAGTATATAAATTTAATAATGATAATAGTAGTGGAGCTCATCCATTTCAAATCCAAACTATAGGAGGTTCAGCTTATAATGATGGTGTTACTAATAATGGAGGTGCAGGTGGAACTTCAATAGAAATTGATGTTCAATTCGATGCCCCTACTAAATTATTCTACCAATGTACTTCTCATGCCCCCATGCGAGGTATCATATACATTGCTGATGCTATTAATCACTCAGGTTCGTTCTCAGGTTCATTCCAAGGTGATGGTTCACAATTAACAAACCTACCAGGAGGGGGTGGTAGTGTAGGTACATTACAACAAGTAACAAATTCAGGATCAGTTACTACTAATGCTATTACCTCTTCAGGTTTATTTCTAAATAATGGAACAAATATTTCACCAAATAATTTTGGAGTTGGACAATTAAAAATTGCAGGGGCAGGTTATACTTCATATATAGCCATGGACTCTAGTTCTGCGTATCTAGGACATAATTCTTTAGTTAGAGATTTTAGTTTTCAAACAAATGAAATTACTAGATTAACCCTTTTACAAAATGGTAATATTAGCGCAAGTGGAGATATTCAAGCATTATCTTTTACGGGTGTAGCAGGTACTACAAACAACTTAACATCTTCATATGCTATAACAGCATCACATGCTTTAAACATTACCCCAGCATTCCCATTCACAGGAGACGCTCAAATAACAGGATCAATATTAATATCAGGATCTAATCCAAGTATAGAATTTGATAATACTATTATAATAGGTTCTGGATCTGGTGAAAATATAACTACAGGTGTAAATAATATTTTAATAGGTGATAGTGCAGGTAATAATTTATCTACTACAAGTAATAATGTTATAATAGGTAAATATGCTGCAGGGGGCCAATCAGCAGGAGGATCTTCCAATGTTTATGTAGGATATGAAGCTGGATTCAATGGCAATAATGCAAGTTATAATGTTGGTGTAGGGTACCAATCTTTAAAAGGCCTTAGTGATAGTAATGGGTATTATAATGTAGCATTAGGTTATAGAGCAGGGTTAGATGTAAATTCTGGTATTGGAAATGTATTACTTGGGTATAATGCAGGATACAATGTTAGTTCTGGTGATTATAATACTTTAGTAGGTTATCAAAATGCCTATACTTTATCTACTGGAAATTATAATACTTTTTTAGGAACAAATAGTGGTGGTGATGTTACAGGTGATAATAATATTATTATAGGTTATAAACAAGGGAATTCTTTAACAAATGGTGATAATAATATCTTTATAGGATCTGGTAGTGATGGGGCATCTGGCATGGAAAACCAACTCCAAATAGGAATATCTCCAATAGTTACAATATCTGCTTCTCTAGCAACAGGAGATATAATATTTGCAAGCACAGCATCAGCAGATTATTTTGTAGGTGATGGTTCACAATTATCAAATTTACCAGCACCATTCCCATTCACAGGAGATGCTCAAATAACAGGGTCATTATTAATATCAAGTTCTACCTCAGAATCATTATCTATACAAGGTTCAGGTTCAACAATATTTAATGTTCAAGGTTCACAAGGACAATTATTCTCAGTAACAGATGATTTATTAGATGAAGTATTTTCAGTATCAGATATTTCAGGTGATGCATTATTAACAGTATCAGGATCAGGTTTAGTAGAAATCCCAGTAGGAGATTTATCAGGTAGTGCTACAGCTACAGCTTCATATGGTGCTTTTAAGGGGGATGGTTCACAAATATTAAATCTACAAAGACCAATATCAAACTCAGTATCAATTAATTTCACTGCAAGTAATTTAAATTCTGGATATTATTTTAGAGTAGGTGGGAATATAACATGTTCAATACAAACCAATGCAGTTGTACCTTGTGATATAGGATCTGAATTTGATTTTTTCCAAACATCATCAGCAGGAAATTTCCTTTTCTTATCAGGATCAGGAGTCACTTTAAATACTAAAGGTGGGTTTACAAAATTAGATGGACAGTTTGCGGGTGCTACCCTTAAAAAGATAGACACTAATGAATGGGATTTAGTAGGAGATTTAAATTCATAATATGGGAACAGTAGGAATAGGTTTTGGGGTATCTAGTAATGCCATAAACTCTCCTTCTCCAGTTTTAGGAGTAGAAGAACAATTAGGTACTGGAACTAGTTTAGAAGATTCTTATGGCCCTTATAATTTTTATTTTAGATACTCTGTATGGCATGGTTTGTATGTAGCAGCAGAAATAGGAGCCAGTAGAAAACAAATTACAGGTTTTGACGCTTATATGGACTATGATGGTTCAGAATCTAGTATGGAGGATATTATAATTCATGTAGCACATACTACAGAAACTTCATTACCTTCAACATTAAAAACAGACTTAACAACATCCTCAGGTACTTTTGAGTATAAAGATAGAATAACTGTTTACCCCCAATCTAATCTTTCATTTTCAACTTTTAATGGGTGGAAAGCTTTTGATTTTATTACAAATTTTAGTTATAATGGGATTAACAACTTATTAATAACAGTAGAAAAACGTTTAGGAGATTTTGAACTTTCTCGACCTGAATGGAGATATTCAACTCTAGGCACAGGTCCTGGAATACCATCAGCAAATAGAAGTTGGTACTTTGAAAGTGATGCTACTGGAGGTACAGATTATCCTAATCTACCTAAACTGGGAGTTTCAACCATTCTAAGACCAAACATAAAATTAAAATTTTAAAAAATGGACATAAACACAGTAATAACAGAAATAGAAAATACAGGGGCTATTATATTAGAATATAGGGAATCATCCACTTATGTAGAATTTGCCATTACCTCTACTGATTATGATAATTTTAAGCAAGTTTTATTAATAATAGAAACTGACTGTTTACCCGATTACCCCGCAGTACATTCAATATCGTATGCTGCTAATTTATGTAAGTTTAAATCTTACTCAAGTTAAACTAAAATTCATCTATGAATTGGACTTATAACGGAGAGGAAATAACCGATCACACTCAATTTCCAAAAAACACATTTGGTTTTGTCTACAAAATCACACACCTAGCTTCTGGAAAAGCATATGTAGGTAAAAAAGTACTAATACACAATCGCAAAGTTAAAGTCACTAAAAAAGACTTAGCAATGTATGAAGGTGTTAAAGGTAGAAAACCAACCCACAAACGTGTTAGTAAAGAATCAGATTGGAAAACATATTATGGCTCCAACAAGCATCTAAAAGAAGCTATTGAAAAACATGGTGTAGAAGAATTTGAAAGGTATATAATTAAAATTGCCCCAAGTAAAAAACTATTAACTTACTACGAGACACAATATCAATTTATATATCAAGTTTTAGAAAAACCTGAAGAATTTTACAACGATAACATTTTAGGAAAGTTTTTTACAAAAGATTTTGAGAATTAAACTCTCATTCGTATATTACATCACATGGTTAATGAATTACTAGTTAATCTAGTTAATACGGTTTTAGGAACAAGTAAAAGGACTGCAAGAGGTAATCAATCTTACCATTGTCCTTTCTGCAATCACCATAAACCAAAACTAGAAATTAACTTCACTGATAATAAAAAAGGACACAATCCTTGGCATTGCTGGGTTTGTGGTAAAAAAGGTAAAACCATAGGAGGCCTATTTAAATTACTTAAAGCATCATCCGATAAATTTGTAGAATTATCTAAATTAGTTAAAACAGGTAATGAGGTAGAAGAAATTATAGTTGAAAATGTAGTTGAATTACCTAAAGAATTTAAAACAATTCTCACAAACGCAGATTTAACATCAAAACAAGCGCATTCATATTTAAGAAACAGAAATATTTCAGATGATGATATTTTAAAATACAATTTAGGTTATTGCGATTTTGGTAGATATAAAAATATGATTATAATACCGTCATATGATGAAAATGGCACCTTAAACTACTTTACAGGTCGTTCATTTGAAAAAGACCCATTTATAAAATACAGA